TGGTGCTTCTTCTTCTTCTTCTTCTTCTCCTTCTTCTTCTTCTTCTTCTTCTTCCTCTTCATCACTATCTGAATCATCATCTTCATCTTCATCTTCATCTTCATCTTCATCATAATTGGGATCCCCAATAGTGAAAACAATATTGAATTTTTGATTTGTAACTTCATCTTCCTCGTCTTCCTCCTCTTCTTCATCATCATCATCATCATCCGAATCTATTTTTTTTTTATTTTTATTAACTATTGTTTCCTTTTTGTCCTTTATTTTTTTTTTAGAAGATGGTGTAGCAGGTTTAGAACGGGGAGATTTTTTATTTTGCTCAATTTTATTTTTGAGATATTTGGAAGGAAAAAGTTTATTTAAAAATTTTCGATATTCGTTTGAATCCATAGTCTCGTCATCTCCAGTTTCATAATCCGAATCACTATCACTATCTGATTCAACGGCTTTATTCTTACAGTATTTATCGATCTTCATAATCTATTATAATATTAATATAATATTTAAGTTAAATTTTATTTCAATTTTATGATTTTTGATAAAATATATTTTATAAAATTGATTTAATGATAAACAAATATTTATATTTTATATACCAGTATGTTACAACAGACCAAAATTTTGCCATCTAAAATTATAGGAATTCAGTTTAGTATTTTATCAAGTGATGAAATCATTAAAAATTCAGTTGCTGAAATCACTAACCGAGATACATATATCAATAATAAACCTGTAATTGGGGGTTTATTTGATCCTCGTATGGGCGTTTTAGAAGCAGGTTTAGTTTGTCCAACCGATGGATTAGATTATATGCAAACTCCAGGTTATTTTGGACACATTTCACTTGCTAAACCAGTATTTTACATTCAATATTTAAATACAGTTTCCAAAGTTTTGCGTTGTGTTTGTTTTAAATGTAGCAAACTTTTAATTTCAAAAGAAAAATATAAACAAACAATTTCTTCCTTGCATAATGAAGCCAAATGGAACAAAGTATTTCAATTAGCTAGCGGGGTGTCAAGGTGTGGTGAAGACACAGAGGATGGTTGTGGTTGCAAACAACCAAAAATAACCAAAGAAGGTTTATCGTCTTTGATGGCTGTTTGGTTTTCTTCCGATGGAAACAATGCGGACGAGCCTGAAAAAATGATTGTAAAATTAACTCCAGAATTGGTTTTGAAAATATTGCGCAGAATCTCTGATGAAGATGTTTCTTTCATGGGATTTAGTCCAGCTTTTTCAAGACCTGATTGGATGATTTGTCAAACATTTGCCGTTCCTCCTCCTTCTGTTAGGCCCTCTGTTAAACACGATGCCCAACAACGCAGTGAAGATGATATTACTCATATTATTGTAAATATCATTAAAGCTAATAATACTTTAAAAGAAAAATTAGAACAAAATGCACCTCAAAATGTGATTGATGATTGGGCTACTGTTCTACAATATTATATTGCTACATTAGTAGATAATAAAATCCCTGGAGTTGCTTCTGTTTCTCAGCGCTCTGGTAGGCCTTTAAAGTCAATTAAGGAGCGTTTGAATGGAAAGGGTGGAAGGGTGAGAGGTAACTTGATGGGGAAGCGTGTAGATTATAGTGCTCGTTCTGTTATCACCCCAGATCCTAACCTTTCGATTAGAGAATTGGGAGTACCTCTAAAAATTGCTAAAAATATTACCAAGCCTGTTTTTGTGAATCAAAAAAATAAAAATTTCTTACTAAAATTAGTTAAAAATGGTCCCGATGTTTATCCCGGTGCTAAAATATTAGAAAAAAAGAATGGCGACAATATTTCCCTTCGTTATGTAGATCGTGATTCGATAGTTCTTGAAGATGGAGATACTGTTCATCGTCATATGATGGATGGAGATGGTGTTTTATTTAATAGGCAGCCCACCCTTCATAGAATGAGTATGATGTGCCATATTGCAAAAGTTATGTCTAAGGCTGATACTTTTCGAATGAATGTTGCTGATACCAAACCTTATAATGCCGATTTTGATGGTGATGAAATGAATTTACATATGCCTCAAGATGTCGAATCTGAAATGGAATTGACAAATCTTGCAGCTGTTCCTTATCAAATAATTAGTCCTGGTTCAAATAGTTCAATTGTAGGTATTTTCCAAGACTCGTTACTAGGGTCCTATCGTTTTACTAGAGAAAATATTAATTTTACTCCTAGAAATGCAATGAATCTTCTTATGTATTTTGATAAAGTAAATCCATCTTCTCTTAATAAATCGTCAGTATCCAGTTTTGATATTCTTAGTCAAATAATGCCTCCACTTTCACTTAAGATTCCTAATAAACAATTTATAGGAAGTGGTGAATCCTTTCATAATTCCAACAATGTAGTTGAGGTTCAAAATGGGCAATTTATAAGAGGTCAATTAGATAAAGGTGCGTTGGGAGGTACATCAACAGGATTTTTACAACGCATTTGTAATGATTTTGGTAATATGGAGTCTTCTAATTTTATCGACAATTTACAAAACATTATTAATGAATTTATGACGCAAAGTGGATACAGTGTTGGAATTAGTGATTTGATTGCGGATAATAAAACAAAGGAAACTATTTCTGAAGTAATTTATGAAAAGAAAAAAGATGTCAATGATCTTATTAATCAAACTCATATTGGAGTATTTGAAAGTATGACTGGAAGATCAAATGAAGAAGAATTTGAATTTCAAGTAAATAATATATTAGGCGATGCAGCAGCCCAAGCAGGAAAATTAGGGCGTAAAAGTCTTTCAAAGGATAATCGTTTTGTTATCATGGTAAATGCTGGATCCAAAGGATCAGAATTGAATATTTCTCAAATGATTAGTTGTTTAGGACAACAAACAGTAGAAGGAAAACGAATTCCTTATGGATTTGACAATAGAACATTACCTCATTTTTATAAATATGACGACAGCCCTGTTGCGCGTGGATTTGTTGAAAGTAGTTTTATCGGGGGTCTTACTCCAGAAGAAGTGTTCTTCCATGCAATGGGTGGTCGCACAGGATTGATTGATACTGCTGTTAAAACCTCTCAAACTGGTTATATTCAACGAAGACTTATTAAAGGAATGGAAGATCTAAAAGTAGAATACGATATGACTGTTCGAAACAATAAAGGCAAAGTCGTCCAGTTTCACTATGGAGATGATGGATTTGAGACTACAAAGGTAGAGAAACAAAAAGTGAAATTAGTTTATATGTCACTTGACGAAATTTATGGTTATTTTAGCTTTCCTGTTTCTGGTAAGGCCGAAAAAATAGTCGTAAATGCATTTACCAAATCAACAGGAACTCGTATTAAAAAACAAGTTGAAAAGATGAATAAAAAAATTCAAGAAACTCTGAAATTTATGATTGAACAACGACATACCATAATGGAAGATGTCTTTAAAATGAAAAATAATGATGATGTTTTTATTCCAGTTGCATTTTCATTTGTTATTCAAAACATTATGGGACAACATAATATTCAATCTAATTCCTTATCCGATATAACACCTCTTGAGGCATATGAGTTAATCGATAACACTTATGAATCACTTGAACAACTCTATTATCTAAAGCCAAATTTATTATTCAAAACTTTATATTATTATCATCTCAATCCCTGTCACCTTTTGTGTAATTTTCGGTTTAATAGAAAAAGCTTGCTTATTTTGTTAGAAAATATAGTTTATCTTTATAAAAAAGCATTTGTGGCCCCAGGAGAAATGGTGGGAATGATTGCAGCTCAATCGATTGGAGAACCTACAACTCAAATGACACTAAATACATTTCATTTTGCAGGTGTAGCCTCTAAATCAAATGTAACTCGTGGTGTCCCCAGGGTAGAAGAAATTTTATCTTTGAGTGAAAATCCTAAACAACCATCTCTTACCATTTACTTACATAAAGAAGACGAAATTGAAAGACAAAAGGCACAAACCATAATGAATATGGTTGAATTAACGGTTTTGAAGGAGGTAGTAAAGAATGTTCAAATTTGTTTTGATCCTGATGATTTAAATACAATGATTAAGGAGGATGAGAGTTTTATTAGACAGTATAAAGAATTTGAAGCATTAATGGATGAATGTGGTTCGAATGAAAATGATGGTAATACAGAAAAATCAAAATGGGTTATTAGAATGGAAATAGATGAAGAAATATTACTAGAAAAAAATATTACAATGGAAGATGTTCATTTCGCTTTGAAAAATAGTTACAAGGAGGAATTATCTTGTATTTATACAGACTACAACTCAGATAAACTCATTTTTAGAATTCGTCTTCATAAAGTCATTCAAAACAAGAAAAAATTCCAAAAGGAAACAGTTCTTGATCAGTCGGATGAAATTTATATGTTAAAGAACTTTCAAGATACTTTACTTAATAATATTTCATTACGAGGTGTTAAAAACATTAATAAAGTCGTTCTTCGTAAAGATCCTAATACTGTTACCTATAAAGATGGAAATTTTGTAAAGCAAGACATTTGGGTATTAGATACAGTTGGTAATAATTTAGCTGATGTCTTAGCTCTGGATTATATTGATTCTACTAGAACCACCAGTAATAATATTCAAGAAATGAAAAATATATTGGGTATAGAAGCTGCTAGACAAAGTATTTATAACGAATTTGAAGAGGTGTTATCTGATGGTTCCTATATTAATGAACATCATCTTCAATTGTTGTGTGATCGAATGACTTATTCGGCAAAAATGATTTCTATATTTAGACATGGAATTAATGGAGATGACATTGGACCAATAGCCAAAGCTTCATTCGAAGAAACACCAGAAATGTTTTTGAAAGCCGCAAAACACTCAGAGTGCGATCAAATGAGAGGCGTGTCTGCAAATATTATGTGTGGGCAACTTGGTTATTTTGGAACAGGCGCGTTTCAAACCTATCTTGATATTAATGAAATTCGAAACTTGTCACAAGAAGTTAGTATCCCTGATAAAGATGAAACTAATTTGGAAATATTAATGTCAGAGGTTAAAAATCCTAATGATCCTTGCTCTTCTCAAAAGACTGAAATACAAAATAATGCAATCCATATTAAAAAGGAAGATCTAGGGAAAAATGATTTTGTAATTGATTTTTAAAGGATTTAAATAAATAAATGTAAAGAATTGTAACATGACTATTTATTTTTTTTTTAATGAAAATTTTACACAAAATATAAATAATTTTGGAAATAATCAAATAGATTATTTGATGAATGGGTTTGTTGCTTCATTTAAACATAATAATAAAAAATTAACCAAATTTGAAATACTAAAGTCTTCTTTAGATAATAATTTCTTATCCACTTGCCAAAAAGATGTTATGATGAATTATTTTTCAAAAACACAGAGAATTTTATATTCTTTTCGTAGATTATTAACATCTTATAAGCAAAAGAAATATAAAATTTTTAACAACAACTATGATTTATATTTAAATCCATTACAGCCAAGGACTACTATTGAATTGATTGAAAGAAAGATTATATATAAATTTCATATATCAGATTTATTGCGGATTATCTATAATGATTTAACCTATTCTGAAGGTCTTTTTAATAATCCTAAAAATTCATGTAATCCTTTTAATAATTTGCCTTTTTCAAAATTTAATTATTATAATATTTATTTATTCTTACGGGATAAAAGCATGACAATCCCTATTTTATTTAAATTTTACTTAGAAAGTGGTTTTAATATTAAATTATTTCATACCAATGCTCAACCTCTTCTTAAAGAAGAATCGATTAAAACTTTCGTTTCTCGTGCTGAGGATGAAGATGAGCTTTATGAAGTAATTATGGAAATGTTATATGAATATGATAGATATTTACCTAATATAATGATAGATCGTTCATTTTCCGAAAAAACCGTCATAGAAACTTTTAAACACCTAATTCCCACATACTTTACCTCTAAGTATAGCTGTTATCCAATAAAAAAAAGGGAAGCCCGTAAAAATATAATTGTGTTTTGGAAAAAGTTTAATAAAAATAATCCTTATTTTGGGAGGAAAATTTTTTCAACAACCAAACAAACAAAGTTCAATTTTTCTAATGACCCTTCTAATCTAAATATATCTTTTGGAAATAGTAACAGAATACCTTTTATTTTTGGAGAAAACATAAATGATTCAAGTATTGAAACTAAAGAGGATGGAGAAATAGAAGAAGAATTTTCTTTTAATTTATCTGTAAATACATCAGATGCTGTTAATCAAAATGATATTAGTAATATTTTAAATTCTCCTGTAACTCCCGCTTCATTTTTATTTTATCCAGTTGAAAATACATTTTATGATGGCTACCAAGATAATGACGATCTTAATTATACAGGATCAGATTCTGATTCAATATCAGTTTGCACTGAAGATGAATAAAATAAAATTGATTTATAAATATAAGTTTTTTATAAATCAAATACAAGATGCAAAGGAAAATCACACAAAAGTCAAAAGATGTAAAAGAAACATCAAAATATCAAGAATATACAAAATCTGAAGAAAAAATACCCAAACGACCACTAAGCCCCACTGCTTATCCAGAAAAAAAAGGAGATTAAATTGTTGGTTTATTTTCAAAAAAAACTAGAGGATCTGTGTAGATGACTTTTTTTTCGTTTATCTTTTCAATTAAATCCTCTGGAAATAATATGTTGTTTTCTCTCAAAAACAATTTATACGAGTTTCCAATATTTACATGTTCTATAAATACATACTTTTCCCCATGTTTTACTTTTTTAATCTGGAATTCATTTTTTAATTTATTGAATTTAAATAATAATAATGGGATTTTATAAAAAATACATAAAAACCATATATCTACTTCATTCAAAATATAAAAATCACTTATTATTTGTTTTTGAATTTCAATTATTGATTTTGAATAATATTTTTCTATATTTTTGTTATATTCTTCATACATTTTTAATAATTTTTCTTTTATTTCAGA